CTACAGTGCTCATGGTGTCATCACCGCCGCGACAAGCTCTAGTGTACGCTTTGTAAAAACGCATCTCACTGAGGATAGGTTGGGTGGATCTCAAGATGGCTGTCCACGCAGCTCTATGCATGAGTTCGTTGGCCATGCAATTGGCGAGGAAAGTTATGAGGACTCCGGATGTCAGAAAACTACCTAGCATCACAACAATGCCCCACAAAAGGACTGGGGAACATATCATCTCAAGAACTGCGGCTTCTTCCTTTGGGGGAAGATTAAGACCGGTCAAGAGGACTTTGACACTGTAGTACAGGATCTGATGCGTTAGAGAACGGTCGTAGTGGGAGAAATCGAAGTCGAAACCTCTATCCCCGACTTCTGTCATCTTCTTTGAAAGAAAATGCCAGTCGAAAGACGTTCTATCTAAAGATGGTACGCAAAAAGAATCGTGTATATCGGCGTGATAGTACTGCATCAGAGCGGAGTAAAAGTAGCGACGACAGACAAGATAACCAACGACACTGCCGCACGTAAAAATTCGTGTGCGGGGTTCGATGATCTTGGCGTGTTTGAGCCTCTCGTCTTTAAGGGAAAGAATGTAGAGGAGGAAAGGGACGGTGCCATTCTGCAAGCATGCGACGGCGTGGTCGTAATCTTTTACGATACGAGCTCCAGGGACTAGAATACCATTGACCTCTTCAAAAAGATCGATCTTCTTAAGACCTTCTTGAACATAGGGATACCCACATGAAGTGTTCATGGGCATTCGGGTATTGTCGGGGATGTGGGACAGGCCGTTAATGCACTCGTGAAGATTCAAAAGCTTGGTAGGAACCACGCTCTTGGATTTTATGATGTTAAAATCTTCAACGAGTGATCTGCTGGAATGTTCGAGTTCTTCTGCAGAAAACGTTGGTTCTGCATCGCGACTGTAACCTTGGAACATCTGTCTCCAGAAATAAGAATGAGTTCTAAATTGCTCTCCTATCCGGGGGTCTTTGTGGCTCAAAGGGGCGGGGGCGGTGGTGGGTTCTCCCAGCAAACCGTACAGCAGCGAAGGCTGCAAATCGGTTTTCGTCGGCTGGAACAAAGGCTTGTCTATGTGTCCTACTGGATTCACGACACTACGAGAGGGAAGGATGTCCAATATGGCAGCTTCTGGAGTGGACGGAGTGTATGAAGTCTCAACGTCCAGGACGACTTTTTCACTGACAGCTTTCTCTAGCGAGGAACGAGTAACAAAATGGAAGTAACTCTTTCCCCCGCGAGTAGCGGTGTGAATGCCTAGGATAGGCTGTTCTTGAACGGTAGTTCTGATAACCATACTACCGCACGAGGAGTCTCGACTGGCATAGTCGGCTTCAGCTAGGATGTGGACTTTTTGGTCGTGTCCTTCATAGCGGAGAGTCTGTATGCAGTCACGTGTGACTTTGCCATCGCTGTAGACGAGTTGGCCTTTGTGTTCACCTTCCGAATCGTAAGGAAGATAGTCAATCTTACGGACGGGCATGTTGGTAACGGTGTAAGAACCGTCCCAGAAGTGCTTCATGATGTTCTTCTCAGCTGAGAAGGTTGAAGCAGGGAGTTGGTAAAGACAAACGTCTTCACGGACTGCTGGGGTCACAGAACCGTTTCCTGAGGCTAGGACAGCGTCTACGTTTCCTTTCAGCATGATGAGATTTTTCTTTGAGAACGTAAATGGCTTGATGTTAT